CCATCAAGAAGTGGTCCGCCTGCGGGACGGCCGAGGCCTGTACGTGCTGCTGCGCGAAGTCGGAGAGCGCGAGGCCACCACGGCCGTGACGGGCCGCATGCAGCAGGGCGAGTCGGTCAAGGACGCGTCGCGCCGCATCCTCAGTGGCATCCGGATCGCGCCGCGCATTCACTGATGGGCGTTGTCACGCTTCCGGGTGTCACGCTGATGGCGCGGGGACCCAACGAGTCGTTGGTCCTGTTGCTCCAAGACCTGCTGGAAAGCGCGAAGGCCGGCGACCTGCAGTCGCTGATCGGAACGGGCTTTCAGGCGGACGGGCTTCGAGTTGCCGTGTGGGCGGACGCGCACGATGACGTGTACCAGATGGCCGGCGCGCTGGCCTGGCTGCATCACGAGTACATGGCGCGCCACTCGGACGGTGGCGGTAGCTGACCGATGGCGACGCCGCTCAAGCCGCGCAGCCTGAAGCTGCAGCGGCCGATGCCGCCGGCCGGGATCGGGAAGTTCAACGAGGGTGATCAGTGGCCGCTGGACTTCGTGCCGGCGCCGGAACTGCGGGACTGGGCGTTTCGCACCTTCGTTGCCGAGACCGGGCCGCTCTACAACCTGGCGCACAGGCACCTGGACGGCGCCGACATCGAATTCATGTGGGCTGCGCATAGTTTCGAGCGTGCCGGCCGCACGGTGGTCGGCACCGCCGAGCAGGTCACGTTCCGCGCCGGGGGCTGGCAGAAGCAGCGCCAGAGCTACCAGATGCACCAGTGGTTCGGCCGCCTGGTCGAGCATGAGTTGCACCACGTCGCCCACGCGACGGACAAGTGGGGAAACCCAGCGTTCTATCGCGATACCGGCAAGCCCAAGCTCGCCATACGCGGACACGATGTAGAGGAATTCGTCGACGTCGTTCGACGGTACGGCACTGGGCCGTCAATCCAGCCTCTCGCAGCGCTGGTCGCTGCGGCTCAAGCCGGTCCGGAAATCGCGGACGCGGCAATCGCTGGCGCATGTGGGGTCTGCATCGCTGCAGCGGCGTAATTACTTGAGGTGTACTTGATGGCTAAGAGCAAGCCCGCTCGCAAGCCGACCCGAAAGACTGCGCGGGCACCGGGGGTGCCGGAAGAGCGTCTGGATGACGAGGCGCGAGCCTTCGTCGTCACGCAGCTGGCCGCCTACGATCCGCCCGCCGTGGTGGCTCGCGCGGTCAAAGAAGAATTCGGCTTCGACATCACGCCGCAGGGCGTACAGGCCTACGACCCGACGAAGCACGCGGGGCGTCATCTGTCGAAGCAGTGGCGCGAGCTGTTCGAGAAGACCCGAAAGGCCTATCTGGACGGCAAGGTCGAGATTGGCATCGCCAACAAGATGGTCCGGCTGCGCACGCTGGAACGCCTGGCGCGCAAGGCTGAAAGCTCCGGGAACATGGGCATGACGGCCCAGTTGCTCGAGCAGGCAGCGAAAGAGTCGGGCGACGCGTACAGCAATCGCCGGCTCTTTGAGCACACCGGCAAGAATGGCGGACCGATCAGCTCGGTGAACCGCCCGGACTTGTCGGGGCTGACCAAGGCTCAGCGTGAAGCGCTGAAACCGCTGCTGGCCGGGGTCGCGAGTGCTGCCGACGACGCATGAGCCGGCTGGCGCAGGAGGTTCAGGGAGCGCTGAGCGACCCTGACGCCGCGCGGTGGGCGCTGATCGAGATTGATCGGATCGAGTGCGAGGAATCGCTCGCAGAATTCACGAAGCGGGCCTGGCACATCATCGAGCCGGGCACGAAGCTGAAGTGGAACTGGCATCTGGACGTGCTCTGCGCGTACGTGCAGGCGTTCTTTCAAGGGCGGATCAAGCGCCTGATCCTGAACGTGCCGCCCGGTTCGATGAAGTCGATCGTGTTTTCAGTGATGGGCCCGGCCTGGGATTGGGCGATCAACCCGTCCGACCGCATCCTGAATCTCACGAACGAAGGCGGTCTGGCGACGCGCGACAACCGTCGCATGCGTCAGATCATCGAGTCGGAGTGGTATCAGGAGCGCTGGGGCGACAAGTACCAGCTGGCGAAGGACCAGCAGGAAAAGACGCTCTTCGAGAACACGGCGCGCGGCTTCCGCCAGGGTCTCGGCCTCGGCAGCAACATCACCGGTAAGCGTGGCAACCGCCTGCTGATCGACGACCCGGTCGACGCCAAGAAGGCGTTTTCCGATGTCGAGATCAAGGACGCGAACGACACGTACGACCAGGCGGTGTCGAGCCGCTTGAACGATCCGGTCGAGGACAGCATCGGCCTGATCATGCAGCGGCTTCGCGAAGACGACCTGACCGGTCATCTTCTGAAGAAGAAGGCGACGCGCTGGGTTCGGGTGTCGATCCCGATGGAGTACGAGGGCGAGCCCGGTTACGACCCGGTTCGCGATCTTGGCCCGGAGTACGCGCACCTGGCGGACCCGCGCAAGAAGGTCGGCGAACTGATGTTCCCGGAGCGCTTCCCGCGCCACGTCGTCGAGGCGATGAAAGAAGACCTCGGCTCGTACGGCACGGCCGGTCAGCTGCAACAGCGTCCGTCACCGCTGGGCGGCGGGATCATCAAGAAGCACTGGTGGAAAGAGTGGCCGAAGGGGCTCCAACTGCCGCCGCCGCTCCACATCTTCCAGTCGGTCGATACCGCGTTCAGCGAGAAGGACCACAAGTCGGCCGCGTTCAGCGCGCGCACGACCTGGATGATCTTCGAAGACGACAACACCGGGCGCCATGCGCTCATGTTGCTGGCCGCCTGGTACGAGCGTGTCGGATACCCGGAACTGCGGCTGCAGGTAAAGAACCATCACCGCGAAAAGCAGCTGGACTGCACGCTGATCGAGAAGAAGGCATCGGGCATATCGCTGATCCAGGAGCTGCGGCGCATCCGCCGCCCGCGCCTGAACGTGCGTGGCTTCGATCCTGGAAAGCTCGACAAGGTCGCACGCGCCTACATCGCGAGCCCGATGTTTGAAGCGGGGCTGGTCTATTACCCGGCCGAACGGGAATGGGCGAAGAACGTCATCGACTACGTGGCGAAGTTCCCGACGGGGGCGGCGCCGAGTGCCGACATCACCGACACGGTGACGCAGGCCGTGATCTACACGAAGCGCCGCCTGTGGGCGGTGCCGGTCGACGAGACCGAGCCAGACGAACCGGAAACGCAGCACAGCGAGGAAGAGGATGAAGACTCACAACAGCAGCGGCGCCGAGGCCCGGCGTACGGCTGACGTGTCGCCGTGCGCGAGTGAAACAGTGCCAAGTCCGGTCCCGCAGATCGTGGTCATGGCGATCGCCGACGCGCTCGAGAAGTCTCCGCGCATCGCCGAAGGTGATTTCCGCTACATGGTGGTCGACGACGCGCTCGCTACGTCCTGGGCGAAGAGCCTCCGCAGCTACGCGCAAGGCCGCGCGCCGGCCGAGGCGGTTTCCGCATGATCGACGCCGACCTTCAGCAGCAGATGGGACTGCAGGCGGCGGCGCAGCCGATCAACGTCCCGGAGCAGCAGGACGTGGTCGTTTTGGCCGGCGGCGAAGAGCAGCCGGACATCGAGGCCCTGCGCCGCATTCGCGACGAGGCGGGCGATGACGCGCTGACCGATGCGGAATACGCGCTGCTGCAGATGCACGAGCAGCAGACCCTGCCGCGCACCGATCCGAAGGATCACTTCACTAATCTCGCCGAGCACGTCGATGAGGCGGAATTGGGCCGCATCGCGCAGAGCGTGCTGAACTGGGTGCAGTGGGACGAGGACAGCCGCGCCTCGTGGTACGAGCGCGAGAAGAAGGGCATCGAGGCGCTGGGCATCACGGACGCCAACGGCATCCAGCCAGCGTTCGAAGGCGGCTCCGAAGTCACGCATCCGCTGATCGCTGAGGCGATCGTGCAGTTCCAGGCACGCGCGCTGGCGCAGGTGTGGCCCGCCGGCGGCCCGGTCAAGAGCGTGGTGCTCGGCAAGAGCAGCGAAGAGCGCGAGCAGCAGGCGAAGCGCGTCGAGCAGTTCCTGAACTACCAGTACACCGAGGAAATCCCCGGTGCATTCGAGCAGACCGACAAGATGCTCGTCCGCCTGCCGCTGTCGGGCAGCTGTTTCATCAAGCCGTACTACGACCCGATCGACGGGCTCTGCCGGACCTTCATTGACCCGGTCGACTTCATCGTCCCGTACAAGGCGACCAGCCTGCGCACCGCGCAGCGCTACACCGAACGCATCTTCAAGTCGGTCAACGACATCAAGAAGCTGCAGGCGGTCGGTCACTTCCGGAAGGTGGATCTGGTCGAGCCCTTCGAGAACTCGGCGGACTCGGATCGCACGCTGGTCCAGGACGCGGTCGACAAGACCGAGGGCCGCACCGACCCGAATCATGGCAGTGAGGACCAGCGCCGCACGCTCTACGAATGCACCTGCGAACTGGACCTGCCGGGCTTCGAAGACAAGGACAAGGACGGGCTGGCGACCGGGATCGCGCTTCAGTACGTCGTCACGGTCGACAAGGACAGCCAGAAGGTACTGGCGATCTACCGCAACTGGCGGGAGCACGACCCGCGCCGCCGGCGAATCGTCAACGTCGCGCACTACCGTTTCATGCAGGGCCTGGGCTTCTATGGCTTCGGGCTCTACCACTGGATCGGCGGACTGTCGCGGGCCGCGACCGGTGCGCTACGTGCGCTGCTCGACGCCGCGCAGTTCGCGAACCTGCCGGGCGGCTTCCGGGCGAAGGATGCGGGCTTGCCGAAGGGCGAACTGCAGATCAAGCCTGGCGAGTGGAAGGAGGTCGATGTCGAGGGCGGCGATCTGAAGAAGGCGTTCTTCCCGCTGCCGTACAAAGAGCCGAGCGCGGTGCTCTTCAGCCTGCTGGGGTCGCTGCAGGAGCTGGGCCGCCGCTTTGCCGGTACGACCGAGGTCATGGTCGGCGAGGGCAGCCAGAACGTGCCGGTCGGTACGATCCTGGCGCGCATCGAACAAGGCGCGCAGGTACAGACCGGCGTGCAGCGCCGTCTGCACGAGGCCCAGGCCGATGAATTCAAGATCGTTGCTTACCTGAACTCGATCTATCTGCCTGACGAGTATCCGTACGCGGTCGAGGGCGACGATCGCGCCGTTCTGCGGCGGGACTTCGACGACCGCATCGACGTCAAGCCGGTGTCGGACCCGAACACGGTGTCGGACATGCAGCGTTACTTCATGTCCGAAGCGCTGCTGAACCTGGCTGAGAAGTTCCCCGGCTACTTCGACAAATACAAAGTACTGCGCCGCGCGGCTGCGGCGCTGCGCGTTGAAGACATCGACAGCATTTTGCCGCCGCCGGAAGACGGGAAGCGCTACGACCCGGTCACTGAAAACGCGCTCGTCGGGGTGGGCCGCCCAATCCGTGCGTTCCAGGATCAGGCCCACGATGCGCACGTCGCCGTGCACGCGCAGGCCCTGCAGATGATGCCGCCCGACCACCCGGGCGTGCCGGCGCTGCAGGCGCACATTCAGCAGCACATGGCGATGGCGTACCTGCAGCAGATGGCACAGGCGACGGGCATCCCGTTCCAGCTGCCGGAAGACGGCGCGGCCGAACTGCCGCCCGAGATCGAAACGCAACTGTCGATTGCTGCGGCGCAGGGCGCGCAGCAGCTGCAGCCGCCTCCGGCGCCGGACCCCAAGCAAGTGCAGCTGGAAGGTGACGAAGAGCGACGGAACGCGCTGACTGAGGCTCAGATCAGCCGCGAGGACGCGAAGGCTGCGGCTGACATTCGCCGCAAGGATGAACTGGCCGCCGCCGGCATCCAGCGCGCCGCGCTCTTCCAGCACCTGCGGCCACCGCCACCGCCGGTGACGCAGCAGTGATCGACGGTGTCGCACGGGCCTATCGCAAGGCCATCGAAACAAAGCTCCGCGAGCGCGAGGAATTCATCGCCAGCGGAAAGGCGCAGAGCTTCGAGGAATATCGAGGCCTCTGCGGAAAGCAAGCAGGGCTGAAAGAGGCCCTGGAGTTGTTCAACGACGTGGTGAAAAGCCACGGGAGGCTGGAAGACGATGAGTAGAGCATTGCCTGTGCGGGCCGCTGGGTGGCGCATCCTGGTGGAGCCGG